AACAATCTGAACGCTGACCTTCTGGACAGCATGACAACTGCAAGTGCAAACACTGCATCTACAGTTGTTAATCGTGACTCCTCTGGTAACTTCGCTGCTGGAACTATTACCGCTGCTCTGACAGGTAATGCTTCTACAGCGACAACTCTGGAGACAGCAAGAACAATCACTGTTGATGGTGTTGTTGATGGTTCTGTTTCGTTCAATGGTTCTGCAGATGTAACGATCAGCACAACTTTCAACGACGCAGACATCACTGCACTCGCTGCAATGACAGGCACTGGTTTTGTTACTAGAACTGCTGATAACACCTATGCACGACGCTCTGTAACCGCTACAGCATCCTCTGGTATCACGATTACTAATGGTGATGGTGTTTCAGGCGATATGGTCATTAACGTTGCTTCTGCAAGCACCAATGCATCAAATAACCTGGTTATTCGTGATGCTTCTGGTAACTTTGCTGCTGGCACAATTACTGCAGCACTGACTGGTAATGTTACTGGTCAGGTATCTGATATTAGCAATCATGATACAGGTGATCTGACAGAAGGAACTAATCTGTATTATACCGATGAGCGTGTTGATGATAGAGTTAATGCTCTTATCGTTGCAGGCACTGGTATTACCAAGGCGTATAATGACGCAGCAGGCACCTATACGCTCACTGTAACGCAAGCAGACATCGATACCGATAATGTAACAGAAGGTTCGACAAACCTCTTTACAACCGCTGCTAGGACCCGCACACACTTCACTTATGGCACTGGTATTGAATTGTCTGGTGCAGGTGCTCTGAGCGTCACACAGGCAGATATCAATACAGATAACATCACTGAAGGTAGCACCAATATCTTCTATACTGATGCACGTTTTGACACTCGTCTCGCTGCCAAAACTACCACAAATCTTGCTGAGGGAACTAACCTTTACTACACAGATGCTCGTGCTGATGCTCGTATCGCTGCAGCAGATACTGATGATCTGTCTGAAGGTTCTACCAACCTTTACTATACAGATGCTCGTGCTAATGCTCGTGTCGCTGCTGCTACGGGTGCAAACCTCGATCTTTCTAGCAAGTCCACTTCTGATTTGTCGGAAGGAACTAATCAGTATTACACCGAGGCAAGAGTTCAGGCAAAACTGGACAATGCGTTTGAACAACTTAGAGCGATGCTCAACAACCTTGCTACCACCACCACTTTGGTTCTGAATCTGTCTGGTGATCCTACTCCTGGTGATGTAACTGCATTCGACAATGCTTCTTTGTCTGGTGGTACAGGATACAACACCGCAACTGGTGTTGCTACTACATCTAGTGGCAGCGGCACAGGTTTGACAGTAGACATTACTGCATCTGGTGGTGTTGTTACTGCCGTTGCAATCAATGGTGACGGTTCTGGTTATGTCGTTGGTGAGACTATCACTATTGCTGGTGGTACTACAGACGCAACTATTGATGTCTCTGCTGTCGTTGAGATGGCAGTTGGTGATACCGTCACTGGCAGCACCTCTGGCACTACAGGTGTTATTACTGCTGTTGGTGCAACTTCGGTAACTGTAGACAACGTTGATGGATTCTTCAAGAAGACTGAGACTGTTTCTGCAGGTGATGTTTCCACACTTACTATCTCCTCATTCGCTTGATAACAAATGTCAGCAACTAGACCCGCAACTAAAACCGAACTAAGAGATTATGCTCTTCGTCGTTTAGGATATCCCACGATTGACATCAACGTTGCCACCGAGCAACTAGATGACTTGATTGAAGAGGCTATTGATTACTATCAAGAGTATCATTACAACGGTAGTTACAAAGCATTCATCAAAATTGAAGTGACGGATGCAATCATAACTGCCGCTAAAGCAACTTCTCAGATTGGTTCTACAGCATGGTATGAAGATACTCAATATGTTTCTCTCCCTCCTAATGTGATGGGAGTTAATCGTGTATTCAGTCAGATTGGTGCTTCAAGTGTTGTCCCTGGCAACATCTTCAATATCAAGTATCAAATTTTCTTGAATGATATCTATGCAATGACTCACGGTCATATTTTGCACTATTATATGACATCGCAGTATCTTGAAACGTTGGATTGGGTCACCAACAATAATGCGAATCGTAGAGTTAGATTTAACGAGCACCAAGGTAGACTCTATCTTGACTTTGACTGGGATGAATTACAAGCGGGCGATTTCCTCCTGATCGAAGTTCTGATGCGTCAGGACCCTGAGACTTATACATCCATGTATAACGACAACTGGATGAAGGACTATGTTGAAGCATTATTCCAGCAGCAGTGGGGTCGTAACCTAAGTAAGTATGACGGCATTCAGATGTTGGGTGGTGTTACTCTCAACGGTCGTCAAATTCTTGAAGATGCAAGTCAATTCAAGAAGGATCTTGAAGAAGAGATTCGCTCCAAGTACGAAATTCCTCCTATGGACCTGGTAGGCTAATATGGCATTTGAAAACTCACCAGCACAAGATTACGTTTTTAGTAATCATACAAACCTATTAAAAGCAAACTCTTCTGCTCAAGAACAGAAGTTTATTGAAAATCTGATCGTAGAAAGTATTGAGATCTATGGTCAGGACATCTATTATCTACCCAGAACTTATGTTAATAGGGATACAATTCTAGGTGAGGTGGAGAACAGTAGATTTACACAAGCACTTGCTGTTCGTGCATATGTCAATAACGTAGAAGGATGGGAAGGACAAGGAGAACTTCTCAGTAAGTTTGGTGTTCGTATTGAAGACAAGACTACATTCATCTTCTCTAGAGAGAAGTTTACATCAGCAGTAGATGACAACGCAACTCTGAATGTAGAGGGTCGTCCTAATGAAGGAGATCTGATCTGGTTCCCTGCGACAAAACACTTGTTTGAGATTCAGTTTGTTGAGGCAGAACGTCCCTTCTATCAACTTGGTAAGGGTTATGTTTGGGAATGTCAATGCGAACTCTTCGAGTACGCAGACGAAGCACTCGACACTGGTGTTACAGAGATCGATGCTATCGAGACTACATTCGCCAATGCTATCACTGTCAACTTCGCTCTTGGTGGTACAAACGACTTTACTGTTGGTGAGGTTGTTGCTGGTGGAACATCTAACGTTACAGCAGAAGTTAAGTCATGGGATTCTGCAAATAGACAACTACAAGTCTATAACCGATCTGGAATCTTTACAATCCCAGAAACTGTCACAGGTCAGACTTCAGGTGCTGCCTGGACTACTGCATCGTACAATACACTAAATAACGTTAATACTGCTGATACCATCGACCAGAACTTCTCCTTTGAAACTGCTGATGACGATATCATTGATTTCTCCGAGGGTAATCCTTTCGGTACTATAGGTTCAACTACTGATACTACAATCTGATGTTAGGCACATATTCATACCACGAGATTTTTAGAAAGACTGTTGTTGCGTTTGGAACTTTGTTCAACAACATCGAACTTCGTCGTTCGACTGAGGTCATGAAAGTGCCTCTGGCATATGGTCCAAAACAAAAGTTTCTGGCGCGTCTCGACCAAAACCCAGACCCTACGAACAAAAGAGTACAGATCACTCTTCCTAGAATTTCGTTTGAGATCAATGGCATCTCCTATGATCCAACCAGGAAGGTATCTCCAACTCAGAAAATTAAATTCAAGAAAGATAATGACGAGAATAAGAACGTGTATATGCCCGTTCCTTATAACCTGTCATTTGAGTTAGCAATCATCTCCAAGAATCAGGAAGATGGTCTGCAGATTCTTGAGCAGATTCTTCCATTTTTCCAACCTCACTACAACTTACCTGTCAAGATTTTACCTGATGTAGATGAGGTAAAGGATGTTCCTGTAACTTTAACAAGTGTTGACTACGAAGACACTTATGAAGGTGAATTTGCTGCACGCAGAGCAATCATCTATACGTTGCAATTTACTTGTAAGACATATCTGTACGGTCCTGTTACCGATGCAAAGATCATCAAAAAGGTTATTACCGACTACTATACAGATACAAACGTCAACAGAGCACCAAGAGAAGTACGTTATACTACTACGCCAACTTCTCTCCAAGACAGAGATGGTGTTGTCGTAACTACGTTGAGTTCGGCAACTGATACTGATGATAATCTCATCGCAGTTGCTGATGCTAGTGGTATTGCCAAGTTTGCTAATATCTACATTGACACTGAACTAATTAGAGTCAGTAAGAAATCTGGTAACAATCTCACTGTTATCAGAGGTCATGAAGGAACTGCCGCTGCAGCACACGCAAGTGGTGCAAATGTTTACTTAATCACTGAAGCAGACAATACTCTCCTAGATAGTGATGACGACTTCGGTTTCGGTGAACTGAAGGCAGAGTTTACAGATCTCAAGAAACGTAATCCCATAAGCGGAGCTGACGAGGCAATCTAATGGCAAATCCATTTGAAGGACTTAACGATGCTTTTGGAACAGAACCAACTGAACTCCAGAAGCATGTTGAGAAAGTGAAACCTACTCTTAAAAAAACTGAAACTGAGGATGTCAAACAAGACTACGAGACTACTCGTGCTCAGTTACACAATCTAGTAATGAAAGGACAGGAGGCAGTAGATGGCATACTTGATGTGGCACGAGCGTCAGATCATCCTCGCGCTTATGAGGTTGCAGGTCAACTTATCAAAAACGTAGCAGACACAGCAGATAAGTTGATTGATTTGCAAAAGAAAATGAAGGATTTGGATGCTGAAGAAAAGAAATCTGGACCGTCTACTGTTAATAACACGATGTTTATTGGCAGTACTGCGGACCTCCAAAAGATGTTAAAGAAACAAAAGGAGATAAATAATACTGACTCGAACTAACCCGACATGACAGTATTAAACGTTCTCAGCACAAACAGTGTTGCTGCTGGCGCTACAGAGTATCAGACAGTTCAGACTGGATACTATCGCGTAGTTGCAACCGCTGGTGATGCAACCATTGCATTTAGCGATGGTCCTGCGATCACTCTTATTCAAGACCAGGCACTTCTCGTTAAAGGTGCAAAACCTGGCAATGCAAGAATTTTAAAAGCAACAGATTCGGCAACTGCTGTTTATACTACAGGACATAACCTGGGTGAAATTGCAACCACTCACAATTTTTCTGTAGGAGATTACATCGCAGTAGTAGATGACTCAACTTCCCCTGCTATTGGCAGTGAATTTTTATCTGCTGGCACCGTTGGAAAGAAAGTTACGGCGGTTACTGGCAACACAATCACAACTGATGTGGACTCTTCTGCTGCTTCAGCTGATTACACTTACGCTTATAGCGGCAATCAGGCACTGATTCAAAGAGCAGTAAAGATTGCTGTAACTGGTCAAGCAGTAGTCGTCGAAGAGATTCAAGTCGTCGGCGGTTGATATGGCACAAGGTTTCGGTGATTCTTCAATTCCACCCGCAATAAATCAGACCGCTAAGAAATATATTAGGGGTATGAAGAAGGGTAAAAAACGCTGGAACCGATTATACGGTAAGCGTGACATAGAGGTCATGCATAAAACTGCAAACAAAATGGCGATGAAGGAAATGTCTAAGATGCCACCTACATATAATGATGTCTTCGGAGGGAATTCTGATGAGCAACTCCAAGAAAAAGCGAAATCAAAAGCGCAACAAAGGTTTATGGGACTTGTTAGACGAGCTCAGAAAACGGGGGAAGCGTCCTCGCCTGAGGTTGCCAAAGCTGCTTCCTCCATGTCCAAGTCCGACGTGAAGGACTATGCTTCTACAAAACATAAAGGACTTCCTGAGAAGAAACGAGTCGAAGAGGGGAACAAAAGTGGTGATTCTTCTTTGCGTGACTGGTTTAGCAAGAGTAAGTCTTCTGATGGCAAGCCTGGTTGGGTTCAACTGGGCGGCAAATATGCAGGAAAACCCTGTGCCAAACAACCAGGACAAACAACTAAACCCAAGTGCGGGTCTAGTAAGATGAAGAGAAACCTAAATAAAGACGAAGAGGAAGCAGCTTTCCGCCGCAAGCAGAAAGAAGATCCTAATCCCGATCGTAAAGGTAAGGCAATCAACGTGAAAACAGAAGATCTCGACCTCAAAAAAAT